CGACGCTGACGGTCATTTGCGAGGCCTAGTTTAATATATTGAACACGCATCACACCACAAGCTTTGCGCCTGGTCGAGCGCATTTCGTGCCTCTTGTGTTATCAATATGTAGCATGGCTACATGTAACATAATGATATATCTATATATTAGCCATTCAATGCAATGTCATGGGGCAGGGATGGGGCAAAATCAGATAGTTTTTGGTTCAAAAGCGCCACCTGCTCCGTGTTTTTTTCCGCCATCCATTTTCCATAAACCTTGTAAACCATCTGTGCATCGGCATGCCCCATTTGCGTTGCGATAAAGTTCGGGTTTGCTCCGGCTGACAGAGACCAGCAAGCATAAGTGTGCCTCGTCTGATAAGCGTTCCGGTGTCGAAGGCCGGCGCGCTTAATATGAGCATCCCAAATTTTCTTTATCGACCCGACTGCATAATGGTCTCCTGCAAGGTAGTTTCGCCCGGTTAGTCGCGGATCAAACACAAACGTACATTCGTGCTTTTCCTTTCTCCCATACTCCCGTAGGTTTACTTCTACTTCATGCTGCTTACCAAACCTTGTCATCTCTGCCTGGCTGCGCAGTGCTTCTATTGCTGGTTCAATGAGGAAAACAACCCTGTTCGTTCCAGCTTTAGTTTTTGGCATGGTAAATTCATTTGTAGGCGTAAAGTTCCTCCGGATCATCATCGTTCCCGCTTTCAGGTCGATATCCTCCCAGGCCAGTGAAACCAACTCCCCATGACGAATGCCGGTGTATACTGCCAGGGCCCAGATGTTCCTGATCTGAGTGTGCTTGCAGCTATCAAGAAGCCTCAGAAACTCATCTCTCGAAAGAGGGTCAGGATCTGGGCGACTTCTTGTCAAAGCTGATATACCGTTAAACGGGTTTTCTGCCGTGTACCCACTCGCTACAGCAAAACTGAACATTCCTGAAATAGTGGTCATATAGTTGTTAACAGTGGGTACCGTTCTTCCCTTTGATGGTTTATGCCCTTTTTTAGGCACCTTCCACCCGGTCAGAAGCTCCTTTCTTATCAGCAGCAAATCCTCTCTGTTTACTGAGGAAATGAACCTGTCACCGCCAATCCTTGGCACCATGTTTTTGACAATGGACTCATAACCCACAAATCCGTTGCTGCTCATCTCAATCCGCTTGAGCTCAAGCCATTTCTCAGCAATTTCCTTTACTGTTATTTCCTTTTTCTCAACTCCAAATTTTTTCAGGTTAAGAGATTCAGGAAACTGGCTGGCATAGTTGAAGGTACCCATTTTGATTGCGAAACATACTGAGCTTCTTAGCTCGCCAGCCGTCTTTCTGTTTTTTGGTGTATCAGGAACACCAAGGTTTTCTCTGACCCTGACGCCCTGATAAATGAACCATATGCGAAGCGATCCGCCATGATTCTCAACGCCAGTTGGATATGACGATTTGGCCATTCTTCCTCCCTAGCGCCCAAGAGCATGTTAAGAATATCGCTTTCAGCATGAATGAGCACCTGGCTGTTTCGACGACTGGTGCTCTATCCACTGATTTATCGCTTCCAGGTTATACATGCATTGGCTGTTCGGGTTTGGATCACCATCAGGTGATACATGCATATATTCTCGGCCAACGAACCAGGAGTTCTTTCTGGCTCTTTCAATTGTTCCAGAACGAAGACCGGTAATTTCTGTGAGTTTTTTTTCTGTAACCCACTTGTTAGGTACCAGTTGAATTACGTCGCTCATATGCTCTCCTGAATCAGGCCGCGCGCTGGGCGCGCAGCTTTTTAATATGCTCACTCTGCTCCAGTTCGGCGCGTATCTGGTGCGCCTCTTCGCGGGAGAGCGGTTCAAAGTCATTCTGAAATCTGTCCATGCTTGCCGTGTTGATCCGACCCTGTCGCCAGTAGCGCACCGTCTTGTCATCACTGCTATGAATCAGCACCGGCCATCCGTGGCTGTCGGCGTAAACCTGTCCGCGCTGTATCAGTTTGAACATCACGGCCTCCGGTGCTTACCGCGTAATTCCTCTTCCTCCTGACAGTCAGCACAGCGCTGACATCCAGCCACCAGTTCCCGACGCCGTGTCGGTATAGGGTCCCCGCAATCCACACAGTGAGTGGCCGATACCGCGTTATGGTTGATGCGCATGTTCTGGATGGTTTGTTCAAGTCGACGTTCTGCCAGCTCGTTGGCCTGATCGATGATTTCTGGCATATCAGCGCTCCTTTATCTTTCCGTTCAAAATGCCGATTTCGACATAGAGGTGGCTTGGTGTTAAACCGAGCTGCTTAATGACCGACATGCATCCGTTAAGGATCGGCCGTGATATCTCGTCGCAACTAACAGCAGGTGATGCCATCCTCTTTGCCTTAATCTCATCGTTTGCTTTGCGTGCGACGTTGCGCAGGGCATTTTTCTGTTCTTCTGGCGTCATGTGACCCCCATATAAGCGCGAATGAAAGCCGCGGCAGCCTGTGCGTTTATGGCGTTGCCGTAACCCTTCAGGCGGCCGACGCGGTTGCTGCTTGCCACTCTTGCCACCCCGGGCTCGACTCGTCCCATGCGTGCGGCAGCCCCATCAACCAGCGGGAATGTGCCGGGTTCAACTGGACGCCATTTGCCATCTCGACAAAGAAGCCAGTCCGCATCTCGCCAAAAACCGTTAACCTCAAGGGCCCGCAGGTGTAAGCCTGACGCGGCAACTGGTCCAGTCGCTCTTTCCCGCCCCGCTGCGCAGTCATTCCCGCTGAGTCCTTCCAGTCGCGCGACGTTGGAGTTACCCAGCCCGCCATTCTGTCCGCCCCGCCCAATGTTGTTCCCCTGTTTGGCGCATTCGCCGCCGTTTGAATATTCATCCCGCCCTGACGACCTGATGTTCCCGCTCCGGTCACAGATGCCGCTGTTGGCGTTGGCCACCCAGTAGGCCCGCTCTCTGATGTGCGGCGCACCGATGCTCGCTGACGTAAACGGCACAAGCCCGAAGGCGTAATCCATTCCTTCCAGGTCTGCTTGTACAAGGTCGAACCATGCATTTGCGTTACCAGCTGCAACCTGTTCGCCAAAGACATGCTGAGGTCTGAGCTCGCTGATGAGGTGGAAGAAGGCTGGCCAAAGGTGCCGCTCGTCAGCAAACCCATCTCCTTTGCCTGCCGCGCTGAAAGGCTGGCACGGGCAGGAACCAGTCCAGACCGGGCGATCGTCAGGCCATCCGGCGAGGCGGAGGGAATGAGACCAGACGCCGATCCCGGCGAAAAAATGACACTGGGTAAATCCTCTGAGGTCGTCAGGTCTGACATCTTCAATACTCCGTTCGTCAACTTCGCCCGGGACGATATGCCCGGCGGCGATCAGGTTGCGCAGCCACTGCGCCGCGAATGGGTCTATCTCGTTGTAGTAAGCTGCTGACCTCATGCCACCTCCGTCTTAACAACGTCGATGGCGCAGCCGGGGATTAGCTCAACGGAAGCGGTGGCGCACTGGTTGCCCCAATGACTCCAGCCTGGCGCAGCGCAGCGACTGAACAACTCAATCCGTGGCACGTCGCCGTAGAGCAGCTCCAGGCGGTGGCGAACTTCCCACGGTTTCTCGCTGTGTGCGCCGAGCGGGCTGTAGACCACCTGCTTAATGCCGGCGTGTTTGCGTTCCAGCCCGGCGCCGCGGGTGGCGATCAGCACGTCTTCGGTATTGGCGCGGGTGTGGTTGCCGCCGTTCATGCGCGTCTCGGCATTCAGCAGGTCGAGGAAGTCGTAAAAGTCGGTGACGTCACCCTCAGCCAGTGCCTTGTTAATGCGAAGCTCGGCCAGCTGGTTCAGCTTCACCCAGGTGAAACCCTTCATCGTGCGCACCGTGAAGCCCCAGGCCTCGGCCAGCTCGATCGCCTCTTGGTTGTGGGTGCCGGTGTACCACATCGCCAGTACGGCGTTATCCGCGGTGAGCTCCCACACAGGCAGACGCTTCAGGTCGATGAGTCGCATCGTCGAGTAGTGGTCCGCAGCGGCGCCGTTGCTGATTGTGTTCCCATAAGACCAGGGCGGATCGGCATAAATCAGTGAGTATTTTCCGCTCATGCTTCACCGCCAGAATTTGGTTTCCATGTAAACTCAGGAGCGATAATCACATCCATGCAGGTTCCGCGATCGTTGTATTGTTCGAGCATTTCAAGAGTGTCAGCGTCAGTCTGGGTATCCCCGTAACTACCAACAATGCAGAGCAATTCAACAGGCGCCCCGAGGTTTTGCAGGGCAATAGTTAACTGCTTTGCTAATGCCATTTTCATCGCTTCGTTACTCATGCCACCACCTTCTTGCTGTTCATCAGCTCAGCCAGGCGCTGAGCCTTTAATGGGTTTTTGATAACGTCGCCGCTTGGGGCGATCCATCCCCGGCGATTGATGGAACACCAAAGAGGCTCAGCGCGGCACGCTTGAAGCCTTCAACAACCTCTCTCAGCAGTCGTCGGTCTACGCCAACCAGACAACTCTGCAGCAATTGCTTTCCAGTCCTGCATACCAGAACCAGATCGCCGCCGCGTACATCAGCACGTATAGCGACTGGAAGCTGGAAAGCGACCGGGCGCGCGGCGACCTCGCGAACGTCATTGCTGATGCGATTGGCCGGGGTGTGAATCCTCGCGAAACGGCGCAGGTGATAAGCAAGCGCCTCGATGTCTCAATGAGTCGCGCGAAGAACATGGCGCAGACAGAGCAGGTCGGCGCGCTGCGGCAGGCGCAATGGAACGAAACGGACTGGGCGGCGGATCGGCTGGGTCTAAAGACGGGCCTGTTATGGCTGTCAGCGCTCAAACCGACGACACGCGCCTGGCACGCCAGCCGCCACGGCAAGGTGTACACCACCGAGCAGGTGCGAGACTTCTACGCCGAGAACGGCAACCGTTGGAATTGCTATTGCAGCCAGATCCCTGTGCTACTTAACGACGACGGCAGCATTTTCAATCAGGGGCTCTCCGAGAAGCTTGAGAAAGAGCGCAAACAGTGGTCCCAGGATAAAAAGGCAGCATAGTTATTTTTTGCATGGATATTTAGAGTTCAGGTAAATCATGATTATGGAACTAGCCTGTTTATCTCGGATGCCTGGGTTGCTTTTAAGATATTCACCGACCATGTCGCCGATTTGCCCTCTTGTGATTTTGTCACCAGTGCAAACGGCAAAGCCTTCGAGCGTATCCCATACGCCTGTTACGTAGCCCAAATACTCGTTCGCATCGCGAAAGTCCTTGTCACTTGCCGACGCTTGACCAGCACGGATTGACGCTTTGTAGAGCTCATAAAGCTCATTGCCAGTCATGAAGCCTGCATGAGCGGGAATAGTGACAACAAACACTAAGGCCAATAACCATTTTTTCATTTTATTAATCCAAAGGGTTAAACATGAACCTTACAAGTATTCATGTTAAATCCCTCGCCATCAACGCTTCCAACATCTCAACGACAACTATCAACGGCCAGGAACACTACGTCATTCGTGGTGCGGTTCCGATAGTCGATGACATCGTGATGAATGGCGGCTTGTACCCGGCGGAGGAGATTAACAACAGCTACCAGACGATGGAAGGCAAGCTGATGCCTCTGCCGCATCCGATGGTAGATGGCAAGTACGTCAGCGCCAACGACCCGCGTGCGATTAATGCTTATCACGTCGGTGCTTGGGCGCAGAACGTCAGTAAGTCGGGCGACCAGGTCGTCATGGACGTTTACATCAATAAGGCTGTCGCTGAGACAAAGCCCGACGGTAAGCGTCTGATTAACCGTCTCGACGAGATGATCGCAGGGACTAATGTTGACCCTATCCACCTCTCTACCGGATTGCTCACCAACAAAGAGAAAAAGGCCGGCGAGTCGAAGGGCAAGAAGCACTCCTGGATTGCCCGCAACATGCAATTCGACCATATCGCCATCCTCCTGGATGAGCCCGGAGCCGGTACGCCAGAAGAGGGCGTCGGCATGTTCGTCAACGCCGACGGACAGGAGGGGGAAGTAGAAACCGCCAGCCTCATCGAAGCCGCGAACAGCATGAAAGACGGGCTCTGGAATAAAGCCAAATTCTTCTTCAGCAACGCATCCGAAATGTCGTTTGACGATATCTACCAGGCGCTGCGGATGTCCATCAAGCAGGACGATAAAAAATGGCGCTATGTCGTCAGCGTCTGGCCTGACCATTTCGTTTACGAAGAAGGCGGCGACGGCACCAAACCGAAACTCCTCGATCAGAAGTACCTCATCACTGACAAGGTAGTGACCCTGGTCGGTGACCCTGTAGAAGTCGTGCGCAAACCCACTGAGTACGAAGTCAAAACCAACGGAGAAATTAACCCGATGAAAGAGAAGATGATCGCCGCGCTTAATGCCGCCGGCGTAAAAACCGAGGGGCTGACCGACGATCAGGTCTGGGATGCCTACAACCAGCAGGCTCAGAAGAAAGCGGGCGGCGGAGACCCGGGCCAGCCACAGATTAATTCTGACGCGATTACCGCGGCGGTGAACCTGGCAATTAAGCCGCTTACCGATGAGATCGGCACGCTGAAAACCCAACTGCAGGCGAACGCTGAGAAAGACCTCACCACTAAGCGTCAGGCTGTCAAAGCTAAATTCCCGTTCATGACTGAAGCGGCGATTAACTCGCTGGCCGGCGACGCGCTGAACGACATGTATTCGCAGTGCCAGACCAGTACTGGTCTTAACCCGGCATTCCAGCAAGTAAATGCTGAGAACGACCAGTGGAAAGACTACGACCTCAATGCTGGCATGGATCAGGAGAAAAAATAATGCCGAATGTCATCTATCGTGGTCCGGTCGAACGTGAACCGGAAACCATCAACCTGCCGGTTGCAGCAGCGTCGAACCCAGGTATCGCAGTAAAAGTATCATCCGGGAAACTGGCTGTAGCTACTGACACCACTGGTCGTTGGCTGATCCTTGGCAACCGTCGCTTTATCGGCCAAGCAATCACTACTGCTTATGCCGCGAACGAAACCGGCGTTGCGTACCGTGTAGAAGGCGAGCAGGAATACAACGTCCGTCTGGCGGCTGCAGCTTACACCGTAGGCCAGGAGCTGACTGTCGGCGCCGGCGGCGTGTTCAAAGCCGCGGCGACCGGTAATCAGGTCATCGCAACGTTTGACGAAAAAGCAGGGCGCACTCTGGCGGCGGAAGGTTTCGCTGACGTGGTGATCCTCTCCACTCCGTACGCCAAGGCATAAGGAAAAAACGAATGTTAAAGTTTACACCACAACAGCAGGCGCTAATCCTTAACGCCCGTCGCCGCTGGGATTCACAGCATAAAAACATGGCCGTGATGAACGGCTTTGCTGTGAATGAAGAGGGCGGCAAATTCATCGCCTTTGATGAGCTTGTCGGTAATGCCTCCGTGCTGCCGAAAGATGTATGGGGTGAGTGGGACCGTTCGGCGATCACTGTTCAGCGTGATGTGCTGGCGGTGTTTAATGACCTGGCGGCCAGCGTATCCCGCCCGATGGCGCTGGGTAAAATCGTCCACTACTTCATGACCCTGTCAGATTCTGGTGATGTGAATATCAGCCTGGATGGTCGCGGCAAGGCGAAGGGTGATCAGCCGGTAATGGATTACGAAGGTACTCCGCTGCCGATCATCGACAGCGAATTGACCTTCGGCTGGCGCCAGATGCTGGCTGCTCAGACTGAAGGTTATTCTCTGGACAGCGACGCCATCTCCAACCATCAGCGAAAAGTTGCTGAGAAGCTGGAAGATATGGTGCTGAACGGCGACCCGACCATCAACGTCGGTGGCTCAACCATCTACGGTCTTCGCACAGCGCCTAACCGTGGCACTGGCACTCACGGCCTGACCCTGAACGGTGCCAGCGGCGCGCAGTGGGTCGCGGCTATCTCCAGCCTGATTAACCTGCTGCATACCGAAAACTTCTATGCACCGGTAACTATTTACCTGAACTACAAAGACTGGTTCTACGCGTCGGTTAACGACTATGCCGCGAACTATCCGAAGACCATCCTGTCCCGCATCATGGAAATTCCTGGTGTGGCCGCTCTGGTTCCGGCTTCCAAAGTCCCTACCGATGAATTGCTGGGCGTGGTTAAACGTCCTGACGTCGTGCAGATCCTGAATGGTATGCCGATGACTATGCGTCCGAAAGCGCGACAGAACCCGGAGGATGATTATGTCTTCTCTGTTCTGGCTGCCGCGGCGCCGCAGTTCAAACACGACGCAAACGGCCAGGCGGGTTACGTCCAGCTGACCAAAGCATAATTTATGGGGCTCCGGCCCCATCCTTGTTACGGAGGCCGTATGGCTGGAAAAGAACAACAATGGTTACTCACCCATGACAGTCACAAGCTGAAAAAGGGTGAAGTCTACAAAGGTGAATCGCTGCCGCTGTGGTTGGTTGGCAAGGCTATCCCTGTAAGCGATCAGGTGCTGGAAGTAGCAACACCCGGCGAGCTGGGGAAGCTGCAGGCTGACCTCGACGAGGCCAACGGCAAAGTTGAGTCATTGACCGCGGGCAATGCCAAGCTGCAGACTGACCTCGACGAGGCTCAGAAGCAACTGGCTGATCTTCAGAAGAAGGCAAAATAACCATGGCTGACCCAATCACGGCGGCAGACGTGCAGGCGTTCCTCGGTGAATTGGGTTATGCCATTCCCGGCGCGCTGCTCGATCCGATTCTATGCATGGTGAACAAGATTATCCCGTGCCTCGACGGAGCGGGATATGACGACTGCAGCGCAAAGCTCATCCTGATGTATGCCGCTGCACTCATGGCGACGTCATCCGGCGCCCGCCGCATCAAATCGCAGGGTGCTCCGTCCGGCGCGTCCCGCTCGTTTGAGTATGGCGACGACAGCATCACCTGGCTACGCGACTCCTTGGCCCGACTCGATACCAGCGGCTGCACTGGTGAGTTGCCGATCAGCGCTGGTAACAGCGTGGGGCTGTTTCTCGTTGTTGGTGGCTGCTGATGGCCTGGATATCAGTTCAGCAGCGGCTGCCGCGCACGTTCACCCGTGTGTGGGTGATAACCGATGCCGGGCAGCAAACGACGGCATACGTGAAAAGCGGCGGAGAGTGGTTTATTAACTGCGACCGCATACGCGCTACGGGCGCAGTTGTGCTGCGATGGAGGGATGACGGATGTCATCGGTAGCCAATTGGTCATATACCGCGACGGCGACAATCTGGCGGCGCATACGCGATGCTGACGGTAGTGATACCGACGGCGGAGGTCAGCCGTACGGATGGGAAGCGCCGATCGCTATCCTCTGCGACTATCAGGGCGGACTCTCTTCGAAAATCGGCGACCTTGGTCGGGAAATCGTGGTTAAAAACACGATATGGACCGAGTACGCAGCGGCGAGGGATGGGGATTCCATTCTTATTGGCGCATCAACCGCGTTGCAACCGCCGGACGAGGCCGACGAGATACGGCAGATCGTTCAATTCGCCGATACGTTCGAGCGACTGGCGGATGATTTCGCAATAATCACGGGAGTATAGGCATGGGCGCTAAAGTTCGCGGCATCCGCCAGGCCAAGGCCAATCTTGACCGCATCATTAAGGACGTGCAGGGGCGCAAGGTTGTGCGCGCGTTGCAGTCGGCGATGCTCATCGGTAGTGCACAGGCGGCGCTCTACACTCCGATCGATACGTCGACGCTCATCAATAGCCAGTTCCGGGAAATCACTGCTAACGGTGTACGCGTGACCGGGCGCGTCGGCTGCCGACCATAATGGAGGGCAGGGCGCCCGGCAGGATCACGTGACGGAACAGAGCAAAACCCGATAAGCCATAGCTGCGGG